ATGATCGGATCGTGGAGCGCGCACGCGCAGACTTACCTGCTGGTTCTGTCCATCGCCACCACCCTGGTGTTCGCCTTGCCCATCTTCCTGGTGCCGCTGCTGTGGGCGCGGGTGATGCAGTGGCAGTTGCCGGAACACACCGATCTTGCGGTGTATTTCGGGCGCTGCCTGGGGGCGTTCATCCTCATCGTCGAGGGGCTGATGTTGCGCGCGGCGTTGACCGGCGAGGCCCTGGTGACCACTTTCGAGGTGCTGGCGGCAGTGGCAGGGCTCATGGTGGTGGTGCACATCTACGGCGCGTTGCGCAGGATTCAGCCGTGGACGGAGACCGTGGAGACGGGGTTCTACGCCGGGATGCTGGTACTGACGTTGCTGTTCTGGCCGATGGGCTAACGCTGGCAGGGCCGGCTCCTGGGGGCCTGACAAGTAGCGTCATTGCTGTGAGCTAGTGGGAGTATTGGCACAGGGCCGGAGGAAGCCGGAAGAAACCGGAAGACGCCGGAGAGCCCCGGATGGCGCGGGCTTAGCGGACAAGCCCAGCTGAACAGTGCCAAAACTGGCAAATGGGGCAAACGGAAAATTTAGCGGGGGTAATTGGCATACCCCCTGTCAGCCGGGATTAGATCAACCACCCCCCAGCCCAAACCGCACGCCCCACGATCTGCAACTCAGCCAGGCGATCCTTAGGGACCGTCATGGGCTGATAGTCCTTGTTGTGGCTGATGATCAGCACAGAGCCGTCGAACTGGCGCTGCAGGCGCTTCGCGTAAAGGTGGTCATCCAGGAGGATGACATAGACGCCTTCCCCCTCAAGCAAATTGCGGCTCTGATCGATCATCACCGTGTCATCGTCTTCGATGAGTCCTTTCATCGAGTCACCGTCATTCCGCAGACAAGCCAGGCGCTCCGGGCTCAGCCCCTTCTTCCGCAAGGAATATCGAGTGAATGCAAGCTCTGTCAGTACGCGCGCGCGCTCATTCCACGCGCCATGACCTGAGCTGCAGCGAGCGTCGTAGAGAGGAATGAACGCGTACGTCTCTAAGTCCAGGGGCTCCTGCTTGGGAGCTGCCGGGAAAGGCTCGCCCTCACCAGAGGCGAGCCAGCCTAAGTCAACGCCCACTGCCTTTGCTATCTCCACGCAGCGCGCGACCTTGGGCTCACTTTGCCCGGTCAGGTAGTACTCAAGTGTCCGCCGAGGGATGCCAGTCAATCGCGCCAGTTCGTCGCCACTTTTGGCTATCTCCGCGCACTGACGGATGCGAGCCGCCAATCCATCAGTCATTTCGCTTTCCCCCAGCAGAAAACGAAATACGCGCATCCGACAAAGCGAAATTTCGCTTTGTCGCAAACCCTTTATGCATCAATGACTTAGCCAAATATAACCACCTTTATGGCTGGTTTTGGAAAGCGAAACGCCATTTTTCGCTTTACCGCATAGTTGGTTATGGCTATGTTTATCCGTAACAGGCTGTTAGACGGCCTAAAAAAACCACCCGCCAAGATGGTTGTTACTGATGAACATCGCCGAAATGCCGCTCGATCCGGCTCCCCGCTGGGAGTGGATCAAATACCAGCTGCGCATCCATGGCTGTCCGCCGGCTGAGCTGGCTCGCCAGCTCGACATCACCGACCGCGCTATTCGTGCGGTGAAGAACGCACCGTATCCACGCATCGAGCGCGAGATCGCCAAAAAGCTCGGTGTGGAGCCGTTTGAGCTTTGGCCGGAGCGTTGGAACCTTGATGGTTCCCCTCGGCGCCAACGCCCAAACAGGGCGGAAAGCCGACCGAGAAGTGCTGCCAAGGATAGCCGTTACTCTCCTGTTCCGCACCGTAAAACCGGCACGGAGGCTTGAACATGCGTCACGGAAAAGACGACCGCACCATAAACATCGATTTCGATGTGCCGCAGCCCCAGCTGGTTAGCGCCTGCGACTTCCGGGTCCAGGTAAGCGAAATCGTCAGCGAGATGCTGACAGGGGCAAAGAGCACCGGGCTTGAGCGCATTGATGTAGCCGCGCAGATGTCGCACCTGGCCGGCGAAGACATCAGCAAAGCCATGCTGGACGCCTGGTCATCGACGGCCCGCATCGATCACAACCTGCCGTTCTACCGCGCGGCCCTCCTGGAGCAAGTCTGCGGCAGCCATCAATTGACCGACCTGATCGTCACCGTGCGTGGTGGTCGGGTTAGCTGGGGGCGCGATGCCTTGCTGGCTGAGTTGGGCCGCGTCGAGAGCATCAAGGATGAGGCGACCCGCCAAGCCCGCGAACTGCGCCGCCGCCTCGGGGGTGCCCAATGACCCGCCTTCAGGACATCCAGAAAGGCCTGCTCGACGATCTGCGCCATGCGACCGAGTTCTACAAGTGCGTGGAGGCTGAAAGCCCTGCAGTAGAAAACGGTGCATGGACTGACGCCCATGAGTGGCTTCGCACTGCGGCCCTGAACCTAGGGGCGGCCTTGATTGCCGATCTTGAGGCAAGCGAGGAATCCCATGCATAAGTGGTTCTCCGCTCGGGAACTTGCAGGCCTGCCAGGTCTGCCAGGTACTGATCGCGCGATTCAAATCATGGCAAAGCGGGAGCACTGGGAAGGCCAGCGCCGCATCGGCACCAAGGCCGTGGAGTACTACTTCCATCAGCTTCCTGCTGAAACTCAGGCAGCACTAGTTGCGCGCCTGGTCCAGCAAGAGGCGCCTGCCGAAGCGCAAGAGCCTGCCGCCCCGCACACACTGATTACGCCGAAGCGTGACGGTATTTCCACGTCACGCTTGAACGATGATCAGCGTGAAGTGATGGCCGCGCGCGTGTCCTTAATCCGTGAAGTCGAGCGGATGAGCCAGTTCGTCAGCCAGCAGCGCGCCATCTTGACCCTGGTCGGCCTGGCGCGTGAGGGCAATCTCAGCCCTTACCTGGTGGAGCGTGTAGAGCGCGCCAACGACCGTAAGACCGCAGACCGCACCCTGAGCGAGCGCACTCTCAAGCGCTGGCTGGCCGACTATCGCAAGCATGGCGAAATCGCCCTGGCTCCGGCTCGCCGCAAGCCTGACATGAGCGTGCCGGTGTGGGCGCCCGTGTTCCTCAAGCATTACCAGAAGCCGCAGAAGCCCAGCGTTGAGGCGGCGTATGAGCGCTTCAAGGGCGAGTACCAGGGCTGCCCGAGCATCCATGCAGTACGTCGATTTCTGGCCAAGCTCAGCCCGGAAGCCCGTGAGCATGGCCGCATGGGCTCCCGCGAAATCAAAGCGGTCAAGGCGTTCAACCGCCGTAAGGCCGACATGCTCTGGCCTAACGATGTATGGGTGGCGGACGGCCACACCTTCGACGCCGAGGTCATGAACCCGCTGACCGGCCAGATTTTCAAGCCCGAGATCACCATGGTCATCGACTGGGGGACCCGCCGCATCGTCGGTTTCTCGGTCAACCTGGCCGAGTCGACCATTGCCACCGTCGACACCATCCGCGACGGCGTAACCCGCGTCGGCATGTTCAAGCTTTTCTATGTCGACAACGGCAGCGGCTTCGATAACGACACGGTGCGGGAAGTGGTGGATCGCCTGGGTGGTGATATGACCCACTCCATTGCTTACAACTCTCAGGCACGCGGCGTCATTGAGCGCCCGCACAAAAGCATCCTGGTGAAGCTGGCAAAGACGTACGACAGCTACATCGGCAAGGACATGGACAAAGAAGCCGCTACCCGCGTGCATCGCCTGTCCCGCAAGCAACTGGCCGAGGGCATCCAGCCCACTCAGATTCCCACCTTCGACGTGTTCTTCCGCGACCTGCAGGACGCCCTGGACGACTACAACCACAAGTCACATCGCGGCCTCCCGAAAGTCCGCGACCTGGAAACAGGCCGGATGCGTAGCCAAACCCCGATGGAGTCCTGGAAGTCGGCGGTCGCTGAGGGATGGGAGCCGCTGCAGGCGCCTGCCGATGTCGTAGCTGGCCTGACTCGCCCGCAGGTCGTTCGCACCACCAACCGCGCCGAAGTGAGGTTTGGCGGTGGCATCTACTTCGCTCGTGAGCTGGAAGCGCTGCACGGCCAGGAAGTGCGCGTCGCCTACGACTTCCGCGATGCCAGCCGCGTGTGGGTCCACAACCTGGACGGCGAGCTGATCTGCGAGGCCCTGGTGGATGGCAACGCATCGCCAGCCATGCCGCGCTCCCTGCTGGACAAGGCGGGAGACCGCCGCGAGAAGGGCCAGATCGCCCGCGCCGTCACCAAGATCAAGACCCTCACCGGTCAGGACGTCGAACTGCGCGTTGTGCCAAAGGCCGCGCCAACTGCCGACCTGAGTGCCGAGCAGATCAGCGAGGCCCGCCGCTACGCCGCCGCGTTGGCCGCTCCCAGCACCTTCGAGATTCCGACCGATTCCATGGCGCGCTATCGCCTGTGGAAGCGCGTCGACCGCCGCATCACCGCTGGCGAGCAGATGGAGCCCGAGGCCCATCGCTGGCATAGCGAATACCCCCGCACCGATGAATTCAAGTCCACCCAGGACATGTACGACTTTGCCGAGGCCGGCCTGGCCCGCGCTTGACCACAGGAGTAACAACTATGAGTGCCAAGAAAATCGTTCCGCTGACCAACGTTGGTCTTCTCGCCAACGCTATCGACCGCGCTATGCGCCGCCCTGTGGGCCTGCCGGGCCTCGTGGTTGCCTACGGCAAGACTGGCTACGGGAAGTCCTTCGCAGCGGCGTTCGCTGCCACCAAGCACCGCGCCTACTACGTCGAGTGCCGTGAGACCTGGACTCGGAAAGCCTTCCTGCAGGCGGTCCTGCGCGACATGGGCATCACTCCGGCCAGCACCTTGTCCGAGATGGTTGACCAGATCGCCGAGCAGCTCAGCCGCAGTAACCGCCCGCTGCTGATCGACGACGCCCAGTACCTGCTGGACAAGGCCGCCGCGAACGTAATCACCGACATTTTCAACGCCAGCCAGGGAACCATCGTGCTGATTGGGGAAGAGCGCGTGCCGACCAGCCTGGCCAAGCTAGAGCGCCTGCACAACCGTGTCCTGGAATGGGTCCCGGCACAGCCGGCCACCGCCGACGACCTGCGCGACCTGGTAGACGCCACTTACCCCCATCTCACCATCGCCGACGAGCTGCTGGACGATCTGTGCGCGAAAACCCAGGGCTGCCTACGCCGCGTAGCCGTGAACCTCTACCGCGTCCACACCGAGGCCCAGGCGATTGGCACCGACACGATTGACCTGGCCACCTGGGGTAATCGCGGCTGGTTCACTGGCGAAGCCCCGGCGCGGAGGGCTTGAGCATGGAAAACCGCGAACCTCTACCGCGTGGCGCTGATGACATGAGCCTTCCAGAAGGGAAGACCTGCGGCGACTGCGTTCACTGCCGCCGCTGCACAACCATGTTCGGCCATATCCCGGCTGATGAGTCTTGCGACTGGTCGCCGTCTCGGTTCCGTGAAGCGGGGGTGAACAATGCGTAAGGCCGTTCACCTGACCATGACTGGCGGTAAGAGCCCGCGCCAGCACATGTGGGAAGCCATCCGCTCGCTGTCCCGTGACCCGAAGGGCCTGACCACTTACAACGTGTCGCGTTTGTCCGGCCAGGAAGATCAGGCCGTCAGCAGCTACCTGCGCGACCTGAAGAAGGCCGGCATCGTCGAGCGTGTAGAGGTCCTGGTCCAGCGTGATGCCCGCTGGAAGCTGCTGGCGGATGAAGGCGCAGAGGCTCCGCGCGTGAACAAGCGCGGTGAGCGCGTGCCGCCGTCTGCAGTCGAGAACATCTGGCGCACCCTGCGCATCCTGGGCGAGATGAGCGCAGCCGAGGCCGCAGAGCACGCCAGCGTCAACGGCGTGACCATGACCGAGCTGGCCGCCCGCACCTACTTGCAGGGGCTGACCCTCGCCGGCTACGTGACCCGTACCGATGGGACCCCAGGCAAGCCTGCCCGCTATCACCTGGTGCGCCAGCGCTACAGCGGCCCGCAGCATCCGGTCTATCAGCGCAGCACCTTCGAACAGGTCTACGACCCGAACCTGGACCAAGTGGTCTGGACCAAGGACATACCGGACAGCCCTGAGCTGGCTGGCCTGCGGCTGGAAAAGGCTTGCTTGGAGAAAGCACTAGCCGACCTGCTCGCAGCAGCTAAGCCCATCGAGCGCCTGGCCGGCCGCATGGTCGCCCAGTTCCACCCCGACGACAGCGAGCGCACGGAAGGCATCGAGGCGTTGCGCCAGTTCAACGACCTGGCGCGTGAGGTGCGCGCATGAATGCCCGCGTCGATCTGTCCGCTTGGGGCGAGCAGCCCCCGCAGTGGGTCTGCCTGCTGGCCGCCGAGGTCGAGCAGACCAACCGCACCCGTGCCGGTGAGCGCATCGGCATGAGCCGCTCGGCGGTCAGCCTGGTGCTCTCCAATCGCTACCCGTCGCCGAGCACCTCGGCGGTCGAGCGCCGGGTGGTGGCGGCCCTGGGCGCCCTGGACTGCCCAGCCCAGGGCGAGCCCATCAGCCTGATCGAGTGCCAAAGCTACCGCGAAAAGAAGGCTCCGACGCACAACCCGCAGGCCATGCAGCAGTGGAAGGCCTGCCAGCACTGCACCCACAACCCCAACTGCGCGAATGCCCTGGAGGCGAGCCATGCAAGCCAGCACTAACACTCAGCTGAAAGTCCTGACCCCGCGCCTGGCTGATCGGCTGCGGACCTTCAACAGCGCGGCGCGCGACCTGCAGCGCATGGGTATCCGCCTGCACCGCATCGAGCCAGAGGCATACCGCCTGGTCATCAGTCCCGAGGACGGCCGCCGTCTGGTGGGCCTGAAGCTGGTCTGCGGCTACCAGCGCCAGGGCTCTGCAGGCAGCACCCGTTACAGCGCGCAGTTCCGGGGCGTGGAAGTCACCTGGTCCGAGCCGATCAGTTACCGCGACTTCGCCAGCCCCACCCCCATCGACCTCACTTTCCACTGAGCAACAGGAGCCATCCCATGAACCAAATCGCAATCCCCGAAGGCTTTCGCCTGGATGCGCAGAAGCGCCTGGTCCACGAAAGCCTCATCAAGCCCATCGACCAAGCACGCGACCAGTTGGTGCTGGAGCTTGTGGAGAAGGCCAAGCAACTGCACAGCCTGATCGCCGAGTTCAAGGTGTCGGCGTTCGGTGACGTCGCCGCTTTCGTGGAGCTGTCCGCCGATCAGTACGGCGTCAAGCTGGGCGGCAAGAAAGGCAACGTCAGCCTGGTGTCGTTCGATGGACGCTTCAAGATCACCAAGGCCGTACAGCAGTCCATCCAGTTCGATGAGCGCCTACAGGCGGCCCGCGCCCTGATTGACCAGTGCTTGCTCGAGTGGACCGAGGGCGCGCGCCCGGAGGTCGTCACCCTGGTCAACGACGCTTTCCGCACCGACACCAAAGGCGAGGTACGTACTGCCAACGTCCTTGCGCTTCGCCGCTTGGAAATCACTGACGAGCGCTGGCAGCGCGCAATGAAGGCCATCGCAGAGGCCTGCCAGGTCGTCGGCTCCAAGGACTACATCCGCGTCCATGAGCGTGTGGGCGACTCTGACCAGTGGCGGGCGATCCCGCTCGACATCGCGGGGGTGTGACCGTGGCCACTCGGACAGAGAAGCAACTAAACGCGGGGCACCGCCGCAGCCTAAACGCCATGCGCGAGAAGCTCCTGGCAATGGCTGCCGCGTGGGAGGAAGTCGACCAGTACCACGTGAACATCATCACCGAGGCGGCCGACAAGCTGGGGGACGTGAGTGACGAGATGCGGGAAACCTCAAAGGGGAATCACCATGGTTAAGACCTATGCCGTGTGCCGCATAGACGGCCTGATCGAGCTGCACGACGAGCACCCCGGTGACGGCTACTTCGCCCTCGCCGTGGGTGACTCGGCCGAGCTACGCCGCGTGATCGACCTCAGTGCCGACCCCGTTGCCGGGCTGGCCTGGCGCGTTCCAGGTGTTCGTGCTGGTGCCGAACCGCGCACCAACCTCGGTGCCATCGCTCGCTATATCCGCGACCTGTCCACCCACGATGCGCCCGGTGTTCGGGCGCTGGGGGTGTGACATGGGACAAGCACCTCTGCTCGATGACATGAACCTGGACAAGAGCGTCCGCCAGATGATCGACGAGGCCGAGCAGCTCGATGCCAACGCCTTCGACGTCATGCACCTGACGCTGGACAACGGCAACGAGCTGGTAGTGGTTGCCATCACTGGCGAGTACCTGGACCCCGTGGCAAAGGTCCTGGAAGCCCTCCGGGAAATGCGGGAGGCCAAGTCATGAGCGACTCCATCGAGTTCAACATGCGCCGCGCTGGCGACGGCTACACCGCCACCAGCAAGGGCAAGTCGGCCAGCTGCAGCTGGAGCCGCGAGCAATGCGCCAAGCGCCTGGGCCACAAGCTTTTCCCTGACGCCGCCCTGCGAGTCGAGTGCATCGAAGACGTGCGCGAAGGCAGCCGCGACAGCCGCTGGCGGATCACTGCGGAGGGGCACTGACATGCACGAGCGTGCCGCGCAGCTGATCTACCGGACGCTCTGCCGCGTCGAGGCACGCCTGGCGCGTCAGGCCCTGGGCATGGACCAGGTTCCGCCATTGCCAACGCTCCAGGTCGAGGAAGTCGCTGCAGTCGAGCCGGCCGAGCTGGAGGAAGTACTCCAGCCGGAGGCCGCGCCTGTCGACGCCTTCGACGACGAGCCAGGACCGTCGCCCAGCCCGCTCTTGCCGCCCATGGCCGCACGGATCGAGGCGATGGCCAAGCGCGGATGGACGCCGCAGATGGCGGCCCATGACCTGCGCCTTCATCCCAAGCGGGTGCGCCAGATCGCCCGCGACTATCACATCACCTTTCATTGCCTGCGCTAGGGGGATTCATGAGCAAGTTCACCATCACCATTACCGAGGAAAGCAACGGGCTGAGCATCGTCCTGGATGGAACAGGCAAAAAGGATGGCCCGGCCGCTATCACCGCATTGGCCCTTCTGTATGTCGCCAAAGACATCGTGCCAAAGGCCACCAAGAGTGCGGCAGAGAAAGGGACTTGCCAGTGCGACAAGTGCAAGGCCGCCCGTGCGGAGGCTCAGGGTCAGGCGCCATCAACCGAGGGGAAACCCACCATCCACTAAGCGAAACCGCCCCGGCCTGGCCGGAGCGGTCTGCCCAGCGTGGTGGCTGGGTACTGACGAGCAGCCGAGGAATACATGGATCACAGCAAGGCTTTAGACAAGATCAAGAAACTGCTGCGCCTGGCCGGGAGCAGCAACCCGCACGAAGCGGCCGCCGCGATGCGCCAGGCTCGGGCGATGATGGAGAAGTTCGGCCTCGGAGAGGCTGATGTCGCGCTCTCTGAGGTCTGCGAGCACAGCGCGGCCAGCGGCTCCAAAATGACCCCGGCGCAGTGGGAGGCATCGCTAGCTCACACGGTGGCGCAGGCTTACTCCTGCCAGATGCTGTTCATCTCGTTTGCAGGCCAGTGGCGGTTCATCGGCGAGATGGCCGAGGTCGCTGGGTACACGATGACCATCCTCCTGCGCCAAGTGCGCAAAGCCCGTCGCGACTACATTGCCAGCGAGCTGAAGCGCTGCAAGCCGGCCAACAAGACCAAGCGCGCCGACATGTTCTGCGAAGGCTGGGTGTGGGCCGTCCGCAAACAGGTCAACCAGTTCGCCGGGAATGCCAAGCCGTCCGAAGCAACCGGGGCCTACATGCTCAAGCACTACCCGAGAACGGTGGAGAGCCAGCCCATCGACCGGAACAGCAAGAGCGGCAACTTGAGTCAGCGCGACATGCGCGATGCGGGCAGAGGCATCGACGCAGCCGACGACGTGCAGCTCAACCACGGTGTCGGCGGCTCCGCACCGCTGGCCCTGACTTGAGGTGAACATGGCCAAGCCACGCACTGACAAGGTTCGCCGGCAGGACGCCAACCGCCAGCAGCGCCTACGCGACCGCGAGGCCGCACACAAGCAAGCGGTAGGGTCGGAGAAGATCAAGCTTGAAATCTACGCCGGCACTCGCACCGACATAGACGACATGTGCCAGGTCGGCGGCTTCGAAGAAGAAGCCGAGGCCATCACTCTCGGCCTCCGATACCTGGGCAACATGGCGCGGAATGAGCCCGAGCAATATCGCCGCGCCCTCAACCCGAGGAACCTGGTATGAGCAGCAAAGGCCGCCAACTGATCCAGATCGCCCGCCGCCAGCTGGGCATGGAAGACGATACCTACCGCGCGCTCCTGGAGCGCGTGGCCGGTGTGTCGTCGTCCACCAAGCTGACCCCCCGCCAGATCGGCCGTGTGCTGGCCGAGCTGGAGCGCCTGGGCTGGCAGTCCACCGGCAAGCCGGCAGACCGCCCGGCCCCGCAGGTAGCTGATGATCGTCAGCGCCTAGTCAACAAGATCGAGGCGTTCCTCGCCGAGGCCAATCGCCCCTGGAGCTATGCCGAGGCGATGGGCAAGCGCATCTGCAAGGTCGACCAGATCGAGTGGATGGACTGCAAACAGCTGGGCAAGCTGGTCGCGGCCCTGGCCTATGACGCCAAGCGCAACGGGCGGCCGGTATGAACCTGGAGCAGGTACGCGACCAGCTTCCTGGGCAGGTCCTGGAGATTGCCCAGGTCGTCGGGATGAATGCGGCCCTGCGTCTGGTGAGTGAGCTGGGCGGTACGACCTGGGAGTTTTCACGCGGTAAGGGGCGGAACGGCCAGATCAAGGTCGCCGCCCTGGTGGACATCATCGGCGACGAGGCGGCCCAGCGTCTCACCGCCCGCCTTGGCGGCGAAACCATCTACATCCCTCGCTGTGACGCGGCCCTGCGCCGGCTCCGCGACTTGGAGATTCACCGCCAGTTTGAGCAGGCAGTCCGGGAAGGCGTAGGCGCTCGGGTAGTCGTTGCAGAACTGGCGCGAACTTATCAGCTCAGCGACCGTCGTATCTGGATCATCCTTGACCAGGTGCTGCCGCCAGCGCTCGACAGCACGCCTGACCTCTTCGACTAAGCCCCGCACTCGCGGGGCTTTGTCTTTCTGCTGAACCCCTTCCTCTAAATCCGGCGTCGCCAAGTCAGCACCATGGCGGCATGGACACTCTCCCGAAACATCACGCCCCCTGCAGCCCGCGCGAGTACGCCGCGCAGGTCTTGGCCGAATCGAGCCTGGAGCGCCGCCGCCTTCTGATGGAGCGCTGCCCATCCCACTGGCGCGACCTGGTGGAAGAGCACGTTCGAACCGGCTGGGCGCATATCCAGGCCTACCGCCAATTCATCAGCGGCCGCCGCCGCTCGATGACCGAAGGTCCGCAGCCTGCACCGCGCCGGGATGACACCAGCTACCGCATCAGTGACTTCAAGAAGTCGGCGCCCGAGGTGGGCAACCGCGAGCTGGCCAAGCTCAAGGCCCTGGTGGGAGGTGGCAATGGGGATTAAGACTCGCGTGCTGGCAGTAGCGCTGAGCGTTGCCACGCCCCTGGTGGGCTACTTCGAAGGACGCAACCTGCTCGCCTACATCGATCCGGTGGGCATCCCGACCATCTGCGACGGCTGGACCCGAGGCGTAAAGCTGGGCGACCAAGCCACGCCGGAAGAGTGCGATGCCTTGACCCGCAAGGGCCTGGAGGAAGCCGCCAAGGTGTTCGGAGCGTGGGTGCCCCAGGACGTCATCGACCGATTGCCAGCCAAGACCATCGCCGCCTTCCTGTCCTTCATCTACAACGTCGGCCCCGGTGGGCCGGGCGTGAAGGACGGATTCGTCTGGCTCAAGGGCGGCACCCACTCAACCATGCTGCGCGAGCTGCAGGCGGGCCGGATCGCCCAGGCCTGCGCGCAGCTTTCCAACTGGACCCGCGCTGGCGGTTCGCAACTTCGCGGCCTGGTCCGTCGACGTGCGGCCGAGCGCGAACTGTGCGAGGCCGACCTGTGAGCGTCTTCTTCAACCATGTGCCGGCCAGAGAGCTGGGCACCACCTTCACCCATTACGGCTGGTTCTGCGGCTGCGTGCCGGTCTACCTGGGCGCCCTGGACACTGATTGCCCGGCTGTGGCCGCCCGCAATGGTGTGCCTGAGTTCGCCCTGGACCTGGCTGAAATGGTGTTCGGTGCCTGCTGCCTGATCTGCTCGCTGCTCAACCCCGAGTTCGAACCGTCCTATCCCTTCCGCGTGACGGGGAGGATCAAGCCTTGAACCTCAACCTCTCGCGCCTGTTCGCACCAGTCACCGTCCTGGTGCTCTTTGGAGTGGCGTTCTACTGCCTGGGGCTTCGCCTGCAGGCGATGCAGGACACCGCACGGGCTCAGGGGTACGCCACGGCGCAGGCCGAGGGCAAGGCCGCCCTGGAGCTGCAGCAACGCAAGTACGCCGAGGCAGAAGCCCAAAGAGTCCAGCAGGCAGCGGCTGATGCCAAAGCCAGCGCGAAGCGTGAGGCCGAACAAGCTGCCCGCGCTGACCGCCTCGCTGCCGACCTGGCCGAGCAGAAACGCCAGTACCGCAACACCACCGACCGACTCTCTGGAGAGATTGCCCGTGTCAACGACCTATACCGGGATGCGCTCGATGCCCCGCCTAAGCCTGTGCCTGCTTGCGTGCTTACTCGCGGCTGGGTGCGAATCTACGACGAAGCAACCGGAGCCCGAGTGCCAGCCGCGGTTGATCCCGCAGGAGCTGCTGCGCCGGCCATCGCAGGCGACCCCGCTGAGCAGCTCCCCTCAGGCGTCGATCAGCGCGCCGTCCTGGCCCACCACGTCCGCTATGCCGAGCAGTGCCAAGGCACGGCCGCTCAGCTGGACGCTCTGATCAACGTCCTGGAGGGCCATTGATGGCAACTGAAATGATCGGCTGGGCAATCACGCTGCTGTCCACCTTCGCCGGGATTGTGGTCGGCCTGGTCCGACTGCTGCTGTGGCAGTTCGAGAAGCGCCTCTCCGAGAAGTTCGCCGCCCAGGACGAGGCTCGCCGCGAAGCCGGCGAGCACTGGGAGAAGAACTTCGCCAAGGTCCTGGAGCGCCAGGACAAGGACGCGCTGGCGGTGCAGCAGCTGGAGCGCGCCTTCCTCAACTTCAAGGCCGAGCTGCCCATGGAGTACGTCCGCCGTGAGGATTGGGTACGTGGGCAGTCCGTGATCGAGGCCAAGCTGGACGGCTTGGCGCTCAAGTTTGAAAACATCCTGCTCAAAGGAGCGCGCAATGATTGACCCCGCCAAGGCCCGTCGGGAATCCCTCCGCTGGTTCATCCTGCTGACCCTCAACACCTCGCGCCCTGTGGACCCGCACGAAGCCGTCGTGCTCTCCACCATCCAGGGCATCTACCCGGACGCCACGCCGCTGGAGCTGCGCAAGGAACTGGACTATCTGCAGGACCGCAGCCTGGTCACACTGGACAAGAAACCCAGCGGCCAGTGGATTTGCGGCCTCACCCACTACGGCGTCGACATCGCCGAGTACACCATCGAGTGCCACCCCGGTATCGCGCGCCCTGAGAAATACTGGGCAAACGGGGGCACCTGACATGCCGCCCCGTTCGAAGGTCAAGCAACTGCCGGCCAAGGTTAAGGCCTGGCTGGACCAGGCGCTGGTGGAGTCCAACTTCTCCGGCTATGAGGCGCTCTCGGCCGAGCTGGAGGCGCGTGGCTTCAGCATCGGCAAGTCAGCCCTGCACACCTATGGCCAGAACTTCGAAGAGCGCCTGGCTGCCCTCAAGATGGCCCGCGATCAGGCCCAGGCTGTGGTTGCCGTGGCGCCCGACGATGACGGCGCAGTCAACGAAGCCCTGGTGCGACTGACCCAGGAGAAGCTCTTCAGCCTCCTACTGTCCTCCGAGGGCAAGCTCGACATCAGCAAGGTCGGCAAGACCGTGGCCGAGCTGGTCAAGGCCTCCGTGGTGCAGAAGAAGTACGCCGCCGAGGCCGAGGTACGCCGCACGGCGCTCCAGGAAGCGGCCGACCGCATCGACAACGCCGCCCAGGCCCGAGGCTTGAGCGCCGAGGAAGCCAGCTACTGGCGCGAGCAAGTACTCAAGGGGATGTGACCATGGCGGTTCCTGCAGCGCTGCCGGATACCGAGCGGCTTGTCGACTGGGAAGAGCTTCCTGCGGCCGTCCGTGCGCTTCCTGCTGACTTCGATCCCAGGGCCTCGGGCGTGTTGATGGCCCACCAGGCCGAATGGATCAGCATGCAGCAGGACCTGGACATTGCCGTGTGTGAGAAAGGACGCCGGACCGGCATCACCTTCGCCCAGGCCCTGACCGACACCATCACCGCCGCGTCTGCCAAGGACGCCGGGGGCTCCAATATCTGGTACATGGCCGACACCAAGGAAAAGGGCCTGGAGTTCATCGGCTACGTCGGCAAGTTCGCGCAGATCGTGGCGCGCGGCCAATGCACGATGGTTGAGCAACACATTTTCACGGACCAACTGGAGGATGGCAGCAGCCGCGAAATCCAGGCGTTCCGCGTGCGCTTCGCCAGTGGCTTCCGGGTGACGGCCCTGTCGTCCAGGCCGGAGAACATCCACGGCCTGCAGGGCCAGGTCGACATCGACGAGGCCGCGCTGCACAAAAACGTCAGTCACGTCCTAGAGTCGGCCACCGCGCTGCTGATCTGGGGCGGACGTATTCGTGTCTGGTCGTCCCACCGAGGGAAGAAGAACGCTTTCAACCAGTTGGTCCAGGACGTGAACGCGGGGCGCTATGGCAAGAAAGCCAGGTGTATCCGCATCTCCTTCGACGACGCCGTGGCCAATGGTCTGTATGAGCGGGCCTGCTTCATGCGTGGCGCCGTGGCCACCGCCGAGGGCAAGCGCGACTGGTACACCGCGATCCGCTCGGCCTACGGCCCGCGCAAGGCCGCCATGCGTGAAGAGCTGGACGTGATCCCCAGGGATGGCGATGGCTCGGGCATTCCTGGTGTCTGGATCGAGCGCGCTATGTCTGAGGAAGGTCGGCCGATCCTGCGCATCGTCTTCGACGATGACTTCCCCAAGCGCTCCGAGCGAGAGCGTGAGGTGTGGGGCGCCACCTGGTGCGCTCTCAAGCTGCTGCCCGAACTGGAGAAGGTTGCCGAGGGATTCGAGGGCCGCTGGGCTGTGGGCATGGACTTCGCGCGGCACCGGCACTTCTCGGTCATCACGCCCGCACGAATCACCCAGGACCTGCGGCGCGATGTGCCTTTCGTGATCGAGCTGGCCAACGCACCTACCCGACAGCAAGAGCAAATCCTCTGGTCAATGCTCGACTGGCTCAAGAATGGGAAGCGGCAATGGACCTTCGCCGGAGATGCCAGCGGCCCTGGCCTGATTCTCATGGAGTACACCGGCGACCGCTACGGCCGCGCCGTGTGGAACAAGGACGAGGGGCGCTGGGAAGGCGGCAACATCCACGAAATCACGCTCTCCAGGGCGTGGTACGGCGAGTGGATGCCCAAGTACATCGATCTGTTCCAGGACGGCTTCATCTCCCTACCTCGGGACGCCTCCCTGGAGGATGACCACCGGGCCGTGGAGTTCATCGACGGCATTCCGATGGTGCCAAAGCTGGAGCGAAAGGACCTCAAGGACGCCGACCTGGTGCGCCACGGTGACGGTGCTATCGCTGGCGCGCTGATGAACTTCGCCGCGCTCAATCATGTGGCCGGCTGGACCTATGCCTTTCACCAGGTGCCCAAGCCCGGCACCCGAACCAATGACGACGATGACCAGGTGTCCCTTGGCTGGGGCATCGGAGGTGTTCTGTAATGGCCGATTCCCCCATTCTCGATAGCGCCGGGCGCCCGATCCCGAAGGTCAACATCCTGGACGAGGTGGTACACGCCAGCGTTACTGGCGTGCGCCAGGCCTGGTCGACGGACAGCATCGCCACCAGCATTGATCCTGGCCGGCTCCGCACCATCCTGCAGGCGGCCGCCCAGGGCGATGCGCGGGACTACCTGACCCTGGCCGAGGAAATGGAAGAGAAGGACCCGCACTATGCGGCGGTCCTGGGCACGCGAAAGCGCGCGGTGTCTGGCCTCACCATCGCCGTCGAGGCGGCCAGCAGTGACCCGCGTGACGAGGAAATCGCCGACGCGGTGCGCCAGCTGGTGGAGGCGCCGCAGTTCGGCGACATGCTCGATGACCTCCTGGACGCCATCGGCAAGGGCTATTCGGTCGTCGAGCCGCTGTGGGAGTACCGCGACGGCAAGCTCTGGCCCAAGGCCTACAAGCACCGCGACCCGCGCTGGTTCCAGTTCGACCGGGAAACCGGCGAGCGCCTGCAGCTGCTGCAGCTGGACGGAACCCTGACCGAGTTGCCGTCTGATCGGCTCCTGGTCCACACGCCACGGCTCAAGTCTGGCCTCGCTATTCGGGGCGGTGTGGCGCGCCTGGTGGCTGTGGCGTTCATGTGCAAGGCTTTCGGTCAGAAGGACTGGATGCGCTACGCCGAGCTGTACGGCATCCCGCTGCGGATCGGCCGTTATGATGCCGCTGCGAAGCCAGACGACATCGCCGTGCTGCGCCGCGCCGTGGCCCAGCTGGCGGCCGATGCGGCGGCGGTACTGCCGGCCGGCATGAGAATCGACTTCCAGGAAATCGCCAACGCGGCGGGTGGTGCCGAGCTGTTCGAGAAGCTGGCCGAGTGGCTGGACAAACAGATCAGCAAGGCCGTCCTGGGCCAAACCATGACCACTGACGATGGGTCCAGCCAGAGCCAGGCGAACGTCCACAACGAAGTCCGCAAGGACATCCTGAAGGCCGACGCCAAGCAACTGGCCGCCACGGTGAACCGCGACCATGTGCGCGTATTCGTCGATCTGAACTTTGGTCCGCAGAAGGTTTACCCCAAGGCGGTGCTGCAGGTCACGGAGCCCGAGGACCTCAAGGCCCTTGCCGATGCCCTGGCGCCGTTCATTGATCGTGGCCTGCAGGTCAGTGCTGACGAGATTCGGGACAAGTTCGGCTTGGCGACCCCCGAGGCCGGCGCTGCGGTCCTTCGCCCGGAGGCTGGCGCATTTACCCCGGCCCTGAACCATGAGCAGACCTGCTGTCACGGCTGCAGCAGGCAGCGCCTGGCCCTGAACGCCGAACAGCTGCAGCGCGACGAGCTGGACCAGCTGGCCGACGACGACCTGAGCGACTGGGAGCCTCTGATTCGCCCGGTGCTCGATCCCATCCAGGCGCTGGCCGACAAGGCTAAGGACTTCGACGAGTTCAAGGCCGGGCTCACGGGGCTGCTCGATGAGATGGACCCTGCTGCGCTGATCGAGGCGCTGGCCTCCGCGAGCTTCAAGGCGCGAGCCCTGGGTGATGCGAGGGACGCGCTTTGACGACAGATCAGCCTCAGGTTCCAGTGCCAAAGGAGGCGCTAGATTGGCTGCGCGCCAAGGGCATCAAGCCTGGCTTTGACCATCGCGACGTGTTCCAGGAAGAGCACGCCACCATCTTCACGGTGGCCAAGGCCATGAAGCTGGACATCCTGGAGGCAATCCGCTCCGCCGTGGATGAGATGGTCGACGGTGGCCAAGACTTCAACACCTTCCGCCGCGAGCTGCAGCCGCTCCTGGTCAAGCAGGGATGGTGGGGCAAGGCCGATATGCTCGATCCGTTGACCGGCCAGACCCGCGAGGTCCAGCTGGGCAGCCCGCGCAGGCTCCGGGTCATCTATGACACCAACCTGCGCACCGCCAACGCGGCGGGCCAGTGGGACCGCATCCAGCGCACGAAGAAGACTCAGCCCTTCCTCCTGTATCAGCTCGGCCCGAGCCGACACCACCGAGCGCAGCACCTGGGCTGGGCCGGCATCCTGCTGCCTGCAGATGATCCGTTCTGGCAGACCCACTTCCCACCCAACGGCTGGGGCTGCAAGTGCTGGGTGCGCCAGGTCAGTCGCCGTGAGGCCGAGCGCCTGCAGGCGAGTGGCAAGTACATCACCGAGGCGCCTACCGGCAAGCTCCTGGAGTTCATCAACCAGCGCACCGGCCAGGTGCTCCAGGTGCCAGAGGGGATCGAGCCTGGCTGGGCCTACAACCCAGGCGCAGTACCCCGGCTGAAGCAAGCCGAGCAGCTCCTGGAAGAGAAGGAAAAGACATCCACCATCCTGGCTAAATCAGAACAGCCCGAGAAATCGCGCAGGAGAGGCGAAACGGACTGAGGATAGGCGGATGGGCAGGGAGTGTTCTTTTGAGCGGTGATGGCGTTTCTAACGCCCTTCTAACGCTATACAGTGTGTATGGCTGCGCGTAGGAGGCCATTATGTCCATGCTCGACAACGCCGTTACATCCATCCAGCTGGGAGTCGAAGACTTTCACGACAGCGACCCGCGCCGGATGCTGTCAGCTCTTCGCAATCTATATGCCGGCCTGCTCTTGCTGTTCAAATGCAAGCTGCAACAGTTAAGCCAGCCTGGCACGAACGAAGCGCTGTTAAATGCATCGGTGAAACCTGTACTCGATCCGAATACAGGCCAGGTCCTGTGGGTAAGTGCTGGAAAGAAGAAAAAGACAGTTGAGGTAGCGGACCTCATCTCCCGACTTGATTCTCTGGGGGTGAAGGACGTTGACTGGGGGCTGCTGGAAAACCTCCAGCGCATTCGCAACGACGCGGAGCATTACTTTACAGCCGTCTCTGCCAGTCAGATGAAGGAAGCCATAGCCAACTCACTGCGACTAATAGTGCAGTTCTGTCGGCCGCATCTCGGTGCTGATCCCCGTGGCCTTCTTGGTGACGAGTGTTGGCAGTCCCTGGTAGATGTCGAACAGGTATATGCAGATGAGCTGGCGGCCTGCCGTAAGTCAATGGATGAGGTGGACTGGCCATTTACGCAGGTATCTGACTCGATAGATGAGGTCCGCTGCCCTTCCTGTGACTCTCAGTTGGTTCGGGTGGAGAACCCCAATGAGACGGACCCTAATCAACTCCGTTTCATGTGCACACAATGCGGAACAGGCCATAGTTATGAAGACGTTTTGGCGCCCGCTATCTCTGAGCATTTTAGCAGTTGGAACCATTACGACATCAAAGACGGTGGCGATGGATTTACGCAGGAGTGCCCGAACTGCGGGAACGATACGTTCCTGCTCGAAATTGGCGAGTGTGCAATCTGCTTCACCGAGCTGGAGTACACGGAATGCGTAGTGTGTGAGGAACCCTTGGGGGTGGACGACCAGCAGTTCCGAGGCTTCTGCAGTTATCACCATCACGTATTTAACAAGGACGATTAGATACGCTGATACCTCAGCTAATCTGCTGAACCCCTTCCTCTAAAACTAGCCCCCACCTGTCGCCGACTATGGCGACATGAAAAAGACGCCCCCACTCAAGACCACCCTCGCCACCGCGCTCTGTTTCGAGCTGGGTACTGACGTGCCCGAGTGGGTCGAGGTCCTTCCTCCTGGTCCAACCATTGGCGGCCGCGATGGCCGTCAGTGGTCCTACGACGCGAACCAGGTCATCAGCGAAACGGTTGCCCACACCCAGGGCATCGATCTGCCGTTCGACTACAACCACGGCACCGAGCTGAAAGCCCCCAAGGGTGAAGGGGCCGAGGCCTCCGGCTGGGCGCGTGAGTACCGCGTCAACGAGCGTGGTGCGGTGGAGGCCCGCGTGGAGTGGACGCAGAAGGCGCGCAACGCCATCGAGTCGAAGGAGTACCGCTACATCTCCCCGGTGTTCGCCTTCGACGAGCACACCGGGCGCATCGCCCGCTTCAGCAGTTTCGCGCTGGTCAACAAGCCGAACCTGCTCACCAAGGCCCTCAACTCCGAGCAGGCCGCTTTCCTTTCACAACAACCGGAGGAATCCGATATGGCGCTTGCAGCCATCCTGGCGGCCCTTGGCTTGCCCGAAACCGCCACGGAAGAGGAAGCCGTGGCAGCCATCAACAAGCTGCTTGAAGACAAGAAAGTCGCCCTGCAGACCGCTGCCAACAGCGAGAAGGCGCCGTCCCTGGCCCTTTACGTCCCGCGCCAGGACTACAACACCCTGGAACAGCGAGCCCTCAACGCCGAGAACCAGCTGCAGCAACACCAGAAAAGCCAGCTGACCCTCGCCATCAACGCCGAGATCGAAGGCGCCCTCAAGATCGGGAAGATCACCCCGGCCACCAAGGACTACCACCTGGCGGCCTGCCAGGAAGAAGGCGGCCTGGAGCGCTTCCGCGAGTTCGTGAAGAACGCGCCGTCTGTCATCGATCCGGTCACGCCCCAGGGCGAGCACCAGGGCGAGAAGAAGGCGCTCAACGCGGAAGAGCAGGCGGCCGCCAAGGCTTTCGGCTGGACCGATGAGCAGTACATCGAAAACACCAAGGGGGTGAAGTAACCATGGCGACTACCGTCACGCCGGCCGTATTGGCCGCACTGTTCAAAGGCTATCGCGCTGAATACCAGCGGGCGCTCAGCGACAACCAGACCAAGGCCAAGTGGCAGCAAGTTGCCACGCTGGTCCCCAGCGTAAGCGCTTCGAACCTCTACGCCTGGCTGGGTCAGTTCCCCATGCTGAAGGAGTGGGTAGGTGCTCGCGTAGTCAAGGCCATGACGGCTGAAGGCTACGAGGTCGCCAACAAGCTGTTCGAAAGCACGGTGTCGATCCTGCGCACTGCGGTCGAGGACGACCAGGCCGGCATCTACATGCCGATGTTCACCGAGATGGGCCGCGCTGCTGCCTATCACCCCGATGCACTGGTATTCGCCGCGCTCAAGGCCGGCATGACCTCGGCTTGCTACGACGGCCAGAACTTCTTCGACACCGATCACCCGGTTTACCCGGAAGTGGACGGTTCCGGGGTGGCGACCTCTGTCAGCAACGTCGACATTCCCGGAGCGAATCCGGGGCCGACCTGGTATCTCCTGGACGTCAGCCGCGCGATCAAGCCGATCATCTTCCAGGAACGCACCAAGCCTGAGCTGACCAGCAAGACCAACCCGGAGAACAGCGAGCACGTCTTCGATCACGACGAGTTCGTGCATGGCATCCGCTATCGCTGCAATGCAGGTTTCGGCTTCTGGCAGATGGCCTACGCCAGCCAGCAACCGCTGACCGGCGAGTTCTACGGCAAAGCCCGTGCAGCCATGGGCCAGTTCAAGGCCGACGGCGGTCGCCCGCTGAACATTACCCCCGGCCTCCTAGTAGTACCGCCGCAGCTGGAAGCTGCAGCCCGGAAACTGCTGATCAAGGACGAGAACGGCGGCAACGAATGGGCCGGCACTGCCGAGCTGTTCGTATGCAACGAGCTGGCCTAAGGGGGCATCGCCATGATCGTGCGCATCAAGTCTGCTCGGGACGGCTACCGGCGCTGTGGCGTCGCCCACCCCAGACAAGTCACCGACCACCCGGCCGACCGATTCACCGAGGACGAGCTGGAGCGACTCCAGGCCGACCCGGTGCTGACCGTCACTTTGGTGGATGGCGATCTGGAAAGCATCCAAGAGCCGTCTGGTGGCCTCGGGGCAGCCCCGGCTGGTGCCTCGCCTGAGCTGGCTCCGGCTCCGGTGCCTGCAGCTGAACCTGCACCAGCTCCTGCAGTTGCACCGCAGAAGCCGGTAAAAGCGCAGAAGGCACCCGCCAGGAAAGGGAGCGCCAAGGTGAATGCGCGCGGTAAGGGCGGTGCCAAGGCGCCCGCCAAGGAAGGCACTGAGGCTGCCCAGGAAGGGCAGTCAGCCGACGATGCCAACTCTTCCGCGAAACCTGCGGAAGGTGAAGGCAGCGAAGGCGGTCAGGAGTAACGGTCATGCCTTACGCCACCCGCGAAGAGCTGATCAAACGCTGGGGCATGGATGCCCTCCTGGTCGTCGCTGATGACGACCAGGACGGCGTGCTCGATGACGATGTGGTCGATGAGGCGCTGGCCGGTGCCAGCGCCGAAATCGACGCTTATGTGGGCGTGCTGCACCGGCTACCGCTGGCGGAGCAGCCGGCCACCCTTATTCAGCCGTGTTGCGACATCGCCATGTATCGGTTGTCGTCGGACGGCGCCAGCAGCACTGAAGAGAAGCGCAAGCGCTACGAGGACGCGGTGGGCTACCTGCGCCGGGTCGCCGAGGGCAAGGCATCTCTGGGCTTGGCCACGCCGCCTGACCAGGAAAGCAGCGGCTTTGCCTACTTCGAGGCTGAGCCCAAGCGCTTCGGGAAGCTGCTGTGAGCGGCGCGGCGATCAGCGTCAATCTCCTGGAAGACAAGCGCCTCGCTCGGCGGATTGACCGTCTGGCCGAGCTGCCGCTCTTGCCGCTCCTGGAGAGCATCGGTGCCGAGGTCGTCAGCCAGACCCAGCGCCGGATCGCCGTGGACAAGGCCAGCCCAACGGGCCAGGCCTGGCCGGAGTGGTCCGCTGAGTACGCCGAAACGCGGCACAGCGGGCAAAGCCTGCTGCAGGGAGAAAACCACCTGCTCAACAGCATGACGTTCCAGACCATGGGTGACAGCGTTCTGGTCGGCAGCCCCCTGGTTTATGCCGCCACCCACCAGTACGGCGATGAGGATCGCGGCATTCCGCAAAGGGAATACCTCGGCCTGGAGGGCGTGGACCTGGACGACGTGATCGGCCTGATCGAGGACTACCTGGAGGAGCTGGCAGATGAGTGATTTGACCGCCGACCAGGTGCTGGACGGCATCAAGGCGTGGGCAGAGCGGGCGTTCGTGGCCAGCGACCTGAAGGTTGAAACGCAACTGCACGGCGGGCGTTTCGTGCCGGCTGAGCTGGAGCGCTACGCCACCAGGACGATGGCCTGCCGCATTGCCCTGGAGGGGCTCAAGTTCAACCTGAATGGCCAGGGGAAGCTGGTGGCCACCGCCCTGGTAGTGGTCGTCGGCTTGGCCGGCGACCTGGGCAAGGCAGGGAGTCGGGCCGGAAACGTGCTGCGTCTGCTGGCCCCCCTGCAGGCGGCACTCCCTGGAACCAAGCACGACCTGGAACTGATGGACAGCATCGACGCCAAGGATGTGCGTGCAGCGAACCTCTACAACGCTCCGCTAGAAGGCCGTAACTGCGCCGCCTGGGTACTGGCGTGGCCTGTGAAGTTTCAACACCCCCGAGTCCGATAGGAGGACACATGAAAGTAGAAAAGGCCCCCGCCTCGGCAGGGGAAACCAAACCGGCCGGCGTGAAGGTGAAGATCACCCGCGAGAACGGGCACCGCCATGCCGGCACCAAGCACCCCAAGGACACGGTTATTACCGTCTCCGAGGCCGATGCAAAGCTGATCGTCGACCACTTCAAGGCCGGCGAAGAAGTGAGGGGGGAGTAACCCATGGCAGGCGTAAAAGTATTTAAGGGCGTAGGCATCGCCTATGCGCAGCGCAACGACCTGGAGAACGCACCGATGCGTGACCTGGGCGACGTCGAGCAATTCAAGATCGCCCACCGCACCAGCTCGATCACTTGGAAACAGCACCGTCGTGTTGGTGGCGGCAACCTGTCCAAGCTCGATACCCCCGAGGGTGTCGACCTGACCGTGCAGATGCAGGAATGGACCGAAGAGAACCAGGCCATGGTCACCCAGGGCAAGGTTGTCGAGCTGGAACCCGAGACCGTGACTGGCGAGGAAGTGGTGCTCATTCCTGGCGGCCTGGTCCTGACCCAGTTCCCTGGTCCCAAGAGCCTGGTCATCACCAAGACCCAGGACAGCACCCCGGTGCCGAACTCGGAGGTCGAGGTGTCGGCCGCTGGCTTCCGTGTGAAGGAAAGCAGCGCGGTCATCACCGAGCCCACTCCGGCAACCATCGCCTACACCAGCACCAAGGCGATTCGCATCGAGCCCATCGTGGAAGCCGGCGCCGAGTACAAGCTGGTCCTGGACGGCCTCAACGAGGCCGACAGCGGCCGCCCCGTGGTCGTGACCATCTGGCGCTGGAAGGCCCCGCCTGCAGAAGAACTGGCATTCATCGACGCGGAGAACCCTGGCAAGTTGCTCTCCAAGGGCGAATGCCTGGCAGACACGACCCGCCCGGTCGGCGAGTCGCCCTTCTATCACATCGACTGGCTGTAAGCCTTCCACCTTCCCGGCCCCGCAAGGGGCCGGCTCATGGAGTTCCCGAAGATGAGCATGGCTCTGACTAAGACCATTCACCTGGGCGAGATCAGCGTGGAAGTGCGCGAGCTGACAGTGGGCGAGATTCGCCACCTGCTCAAGATGATGGCCGAGGGCGATAGCAGCGACGTGATCAGCAGCGCGCTCCTGCCGGAGATCAGCCTGACTGAGCTGGCCCTGATGACTGACCTCGATGTCGATCAGTTGGACGACCTGGCGCCCAGCCAACTGCGCAAGGTGTTCGAAGCCACCCGCGAGGTGAACACGGATTTTTTCGGCCTGCGCGAGCGAGTCGTGGAGGTGGGGAGACAAGTCCTCGGGAGGCTCTCCGAAGACTCGAAAGAAACGCTAGTGCCCTGATTCGCCAGGGCCATACCGGGGTGTGGGCTTATCCCTGGGGGACGTGGCAGTCCGCAGTAAACGAGGCGATTGAAGCGGCAGAGCGGATGAAGGCGGGCAGCTAGTCCCCCTTCTTCGCCTTCTCAGTTGGGGCAGGGAAAAGAGGCTTGAAAAGTATCCCTGCCAGGAAAAGCACGAACAGCAACAGCAACGCTGCTCCCATTACCCAAGAAAAGGCCTTAGGGAACAGAACGCAGATCAGTGCCAGTGGCACTACCAGGTGATAAATCTTCATGACTGATGTCCGTCTCTCAGTAAGTGTCGATGCCAGTCAGGGCCGCAACGAACTGCAGCAGTTCAAGGCCGGCTATTCGGCCCTGGTGGAGCAGCTGCGGCGCCCACTGAATCAGATCGCGTCCGTGCGCGATTTACAGGCGAGCCTAGTCGAGAATAGCAAGCAGCTCAACGACGTCCGGGATCGCGTCCGCGACCTGGCCAATGAGCTGATCGCCTCCGAGAAACCCACCAAAGCCCAGCAGATGGCCTATCGCGCGGCCACGACAGAGGCAAAATCGCTTGAGCAAGCGATCAGCGGTCAAAAGTCGCAGCTCGCCCAGCTCTCCGCCTCGCTCAAGTCTGCAGGTGTCGACACCAACTATCTGAGCAACGAGCAGAAGCGCCTCTCGGCAGATTTGGCACAAGCCAGCGCTGCTGCAGACCAGCAGGCGCGGATTGCTGGAGCGCGCCAGGCCCTCGGGGTACGCCCCCATCGCGAGGTGCGTGCCGAGATTGAGAAGCTCCGGCAGCAGTACGCACTCCTACAGCGCGACGGGCAACTATCCACGGTTGAGCTGGCCCAAGCGCAGATCAACCTGCAGCAACGAACCGAACAGCTGACCCAGCAGACTACTGGCTGGGCAGGTTCGCTGCGCCAGGTGCAGATCGAGGCCGGCCTGGCGGTGGCAGGGCTCGGCGCTTTGATCTACGGCGGAAAGCAGCTCCTGGAGTTCTACGCCAAGTTCGCCCAGGCAATGGCTGCGGTCGACTCCATCACCAACCTGACACGCCCCCAACTTAAGGAAATGTCCAAGGACGTGCGGGATCTGGCTGTCGCCTATGGTCGCGATGCCACCGAGTCGGCCGAGGCTCTCAACGACATCCTGTCGTCTGGCGTCTCCGAGGACAACGGCATCAAGGTCCTGGAGCTGTCTATCAAGGCGGCCATTGCGGGGATGACCGAGACTGGCACCGCTGCGGCGGGTGGTCTGGCCATCGTTAACGCCTACGGTGAGGGCATCGAGAACCTTGGGCTCCGCTACGACCAAATGTTTCTGGCGGTCAAGGATGGCGTGACCACCTTCCCCGAGCTGGCCCAGTTCATTGGTGACGTGCTGCCCACGGCCAAAGCCGCTGGCGTTGGCTTCGATGAGGTCGCGGCAGCAATCGCTCGGATGACCATTGCGGGGATCAAGACGCCCCAGGCCACGACGGCCTTGAAGGGTGCCATCAACGCCCTCGCCGCGCCGACACCGGACGCGCAGAAGAAACTGGCTGAGATGGGCATCTCCTGGAAGGGGCTCACCGCCACCCTGGAAGACATCGCGTCTCGGAAACTCGGCCTGGATGCAATGCGGCAGATCATCCCGGACGTAGAGGCACGTACCGCAGTACTGAGCCTCACCCAGTACATCAAGGAAATGCGTGCCGAGGTCACGGCCATGGGTGAGGCTGGCGGGTCAATGGAATCGGCCTACGCCAAAATGGCCGACACCCCTCAGGCTGAGCTGGATCGGTTCAACGCCTCTTGGCGGGAGTTCAAGCTGCAGCTTGGGGAGGTTGCAGAGTCGTTCGCGCCGCTGCTTGATTGGGCGTCAAGAGCGCTGGAAATCTTTGGCATGTTGCCCGAGCCGGTAAAGGCGTTTCTCGTCGCTACAACTGGCCTGGTTGCAGTTGGCTTCACCGCAGCCAAAGTCTTCGCAGCCATGAAGGAGCCTGCATTGATTCTCAAGGCGGCCCTCACGGCGCTGCCTGGTGCAGGCCCTGGTATCACATCCCTTGTCGGTCAGCTCGGCACCCTGATCGCCTCGCTGAAAACCGTCGCCGGCTGGGCATCTGTGGCAAAGGGCTCCCTAGCTCTGGGCCTAGTCGCCTGGACCGGCAGCAATCTCCTGGAGCTGTACAACCTCCACAAACAGAACCAGGAACTCACCAAGAGCCAGCTGGACTACGAGAAGGCGCTGAACGACACCATCACGGCAACGACTAAGTACGCCGACGTGGTGATCCAGCCGGCCGAGGCGCTGGCTCGGATGAATGACGAGCAGCGCAAGGCCTATGCCGAGTCGCTGCGCCTGGCAGAAGAGCACTACCGCAAGCAATCCGAGCTGACCAGTCGGCGTGACATGCAGCGCGATGGCCCCACCGCACCGGTGAGCAATGAGGCCCTGGCAGCGGCCAAGCGTGCTCGCGAGTACCGCGAGGCGCTGCAGCAGATGACAGCTGACCAGGCTGCAGCAGCCGAGGCCCAGGAAGCGGCCGAGAAGCGCCACACCGACAACATGAACAAAATCAGGGCCGATAACCTGGCCAAGCTCCAGACCGCGCTGGCCACTGAAATGCGCATGTATGAGGCTGCTGCCAAGCGCCTGGAGACTGCGAAGAAACAGCGCGAAACGGTGGCCAAAGAGTTCGCCGACCTGGCCAAGGACATGCGTGCAGCCCCTGCAGGTCAGGCCTCCCTGAGCGATGTCTATTCGCTGCAGTCGAAGGCCCGCCAGTCGCTGCAGAAGGGGGATAACGAGGGCGCCCTTCGCCAGGCGCGCGAAGCGGCGAAGGTTCTGCGTGAGCTGAAAGAGGCGGGCGAGAACGGCTACGGGCTGGAAGGCATCGCAGACGAGCTGGGCACCATCGCCAACAAGGCCGCGACGAACATCGAAGGCAATGAGAAAGCCAGGCTCGCAGTCATCAAGGCCGACATGGACGAAATCATCGCCAAAGCCGAGGCGATGAAGCGCGTGAACATCGAGTTCAACGGCGACGAGAAGAGCATCCAGCAGTTGGAGACGCAGGCCCAGGCGCTTGCCGAGCGGCTGAAGAAGTACATGGTCATCCCGATCAACTACGTCGGCGTGGACCCTAACGTCACCAGCAGCGAGAAGGATGCGAAGAAGGTATTCAAGGACCTGCCCGATGGGGTCAACCGCGCGTCGGGTGGCTGGATCGATGGACCTGGTAGTTACACCAGCGACAGCATCCGAGTGAACGCCTCGCGCGGGGAATACATGCTGCAGGCCCGAGCAGCACAACGCCTTGGGGCAATGAACCTGGAGCACATGAACCGTACCGGCGAGCTGCCTGGTCGTGCTGACCTGGTGCCATACATCCCGCAAATGCCTTCACTGGATCGGGTGGGAGAGAGGCAACCGATGTCTCTGGAAATGCCGTGGGGCGGCTCCTATGCCGTGGAGGCAACACCCGCCGAGGCCTCCCGTATGCAAGAGGACATGAAGATCGCTCGCATCAAACTAGGAAAGCCCAATGTCCGCCGATAACAAACCCACGCCGCTGGTGCTTGGCGGCATCGAAATCGTCCCGCACTCCGGCACCATCCGGCAGCGCTATGAGCCCATCGGCGGGAGCAGTACCTTCCGCCTTTCACGCGGAACCGGCATCAAGCAAACGCACTGGCAGCGCACCGCAACCAGCGTAGGTGGCACCGGCTACCTCGACCCCGGCCTGTTCGCCCTGGACTACAGCGAACCGCTGGAACTGCTTTGCGTTCAGCCCCGCTCGATGGAGGGGGTTACGACTATCTTCACTCTGCCGCCCGCAGCGAGCCGCCGCCCGAATGATTCGCCCACCGGCTGGGCAAGGGTCGGAGACACCTGGATCGAAACGGCGCTGCAGCTTGAGGGCGACGTGGCCCACCTGGGGGCGGTCGCCGGGGCGGCGGGCTACCGAGTCTTCTGGCTGCCTCGCCTGGTGGTTTTCACTGACGGCATTGCCTCCGAGTTCGACAACGGCACCGGTATGTATGACTGGTCCTTTGAGGCGCAGGAGGTCTGATGCTCAACGTCCTGCCGCTCAACACCAGGCCGCTCAATACGCTTTGGCGGCGCGCCGTCGAGCCGGGCGGCCCGGTGATCATCCTGCCCCCGGAACCCATCACCCCAGGCGTCATTCCACCAGGCTACGGCTATCGCTGGGACGTCTCGGTGACTATTGGCGGCGTGCAGGTCTCGGCCAGGCTCGCTCAGCGTATGGAGATCGACCGCGAGGAAGGTGCGGCCGGGGTCGCTACCTTCGCCCTGTTCTACCCGGACGGCACCGACGTGCCGCTGGGCCTGGACGGCGAAGAGGTGACCATCGACTTCATCAGCGAAACAGGCGGCGTCACCAAGCAGGAAAGGCGCTTCACCGGCTATGCCATCGAGCCGTCCTGGGACATCGCCAATCGGCTGATGACAATCACCTGCAGCGACCAGCTGCAGTACCGGGTCGAGAACATGACGGTCGAGCAGATCGACGCCCTGACTGAGGGCTGGTGGACGCCCGACATGTTCGAATCGCCTGACGGCCGTAGCCGTTGGGACTACGCCCAAGAGCGCCTGGAGAGTCGCCCGGTATCCATGGACGTCAGCCCGACCGGCGAGATTCGCGTCACCAGCTGGTACGCGACGGAACCCGCCGCCCGGTTTGGCCCCGGCAGCACGATCTACCAGAGCGCGTCGACCGAGCTGGCCAAGACACAGCAGGCGACCAACCGCGTCGAGCTGGAGATTGAGTACCGCTATTCGCGGTTGTGGCAGCGCGATGACGGCTATGCATGGTCGCACCCCGGCGCGGGCGGTCACGAAGGCATTCAGGGCTTCTGCACCTGGCGGCCGCAGAGTACCGACCTGCCAGACGTGTCGATGATCGAGCAGGCCACCGAGGGCGCCGGACTGACCCTGCTGCCGAATCCAAGCTACTTCAAGCTGCCTCCCAGCAGCGGCGACCCTTGCGGCAATGGCCAGGGCTGGCGGAACGACTTCCCCGACCTGCTGCTGGGCGCTAGCTGGACTGGCTCGCGCCGTTGGGTGCAGTCCGTGACGGAGAAGTACAGCCTTGTCATTGCTTGCCCAAAGGGCCTCGGTCCGACTGGTGGGCAGGTTGTCAGCCGGCAAAGCACTGGCTTTGAAGTGGAAGACAGCAAGACTGACGAGTGGGAAGGCAAGACCATCAGCGGTGCTTCGCAGGGGGTCCAGGACCTGCGTGACGACGCCAGGCGCGATGCCGTGCTGGAGTGCTCGATTCGCCGGGCCGTCACCACAGTCGTTGGCGGCCAGCGCGGAACCACCATCAGTTGGCAGGTGCCGACGTCATTGGCCCTAGGCCTTGATCTGATCCACACCCTGGAGCTTACCGACCAGGCCGAGGGCACTGGCAAGGTGCGGCGGATCGTGGATGAGTACGACTTCGACGCAGGGTCAGCGGTAACCACCCTCAGCATCGCGATGATGCGCGGCGGCGGTGAGTCAGACCCGCTGACGGTCCCGGCCAAGCCGGTGGTCGACGCCGCGCCGACCCACATCGGGCATCCGGGCCTGCCTACTCAGTTGGGCATGCGCAACGAAAGCCCGATCTACGACGACGACCTGGACGGCTTCGCGGGCAACTACGACAACCGCGACGACGACATCAACCCCAACCTGGAAGAGTTCCCGCGCCGCATGACCATCACCGCCTCGGAGATTCCCGCCGAGCTGCGAGATGAGCGGAAGGTCGCGGTTGCTGGGCTCTACCAGGTCGGCATCCCCAACGACCACCTGGTGCTTTGACATGAGTGCAGCAGATGCCCGCCGCGCTAGCGGCAACTCAATGGAGGCCAGCCGCCGTGCCAGCGGTAAGGCCCTTATCGATGACCTTCGCGCTATCCAGGACAGCAACACACAGGAGCGGCGCCTATCGCAGATTCCCCAGCGGGGCGCACTCGCAGGCCAGCGAAGCCGGGCCGACTATGTGGCGCCTGCTGCGGCAGTGAGTGGCGGTATCGCCAGCCCGCTTACTGAGCCCGATGCCGCCACGCGCGAGTACTTCGACTCGGTGCTGGTTCCGACCACTGACGGCTTGATCTGGGCACGCTGGAAGAGCCTCAAGAAAATCCACATGGTCGACGCGAACAACGCGCCTGTGGCCTTTGAGTTCAAGAACGGGGTGCAGAAATGAGGTTCCTCAATAACTTGGATGCAGTCCTGACGGCCCCTTTGGCACTCGGTGGGCTGCAACTGCCAATCAGTACCGAGGCCGCCGCGCGGCTCACAGCGGGCGTGGACTACCTGCTCACGCTGACTAACAGCGCCGACCCCGCAGAGCAGTCCAGCTGGGAGGTCGTGAAGGCCAGGCGCACAGGTTCTGTCGTCGCCATCGTGCGCGCAGTTGAGGGCGTCGAGAGCAGCTGGGCACAAGGCGCGCGGGTGTTCTGCACCATTACCGCAGGGGCTCTCAACCAGGTGCTGGCCCGCCTGGACGCTGCCGAGCAGGTCCAGGGACAACTGCAACAGAACAACGACGCATTGCAGCAAGCCCTCAATGCGCTGACGGAGCGTGTTGCAGCGCTTGAGCAAGGCGGTCCCGGCCCTGATCCAACAGCCTCGGTGCTGACCGATGGCGCAGGCAATACCCTGGTCGACGGCCAGGGCAACACATTGATCATGCAGGAGTGACCCTATGCCAAACATCACGCACGTCGTAACCGGCGCCAACTGGCCCAGCACCGCACCGCCCTCCGTTGGCGCTCACTACATCATGGTGGATGCCGACGAGAACCCTACCGGCTCGCTGTGGTTTGCGGTCGCTGCCGAGCACCCGGAAGACTGGGTACTGGTCAAGGGCAACGCGAAAGGGCTCTATGCCGATATCAACCACGTCAGCGCCACTCAGGCAGTCGACCGCATGACGCGCCTGGTCAGCCTGAGTGTGGGCTTTGATCTGGAAGGGACGCAGGCCCTGTCGGTGGTTGAGCTTCCCGATTCGCCAGTGATCCGCGAAGACCTGGTGCTGGAAGTTATGGTCATCAACGGCCGCTCCGTCACCGCTCGGATAGACGTAAAGTTCCCGTATCCCATTGGTGGCATCACCATGCCCGACGGGGCGGAAGGTGTCACAGCCGCTGTCGGCGAAGACTTCCTGCGGCTCACCGTCACCCAGGACATCCGTCTGACGTTCAAGGGCATTGAGTACGTCGCCGAGGGCGGTGACCCAACGGTGGCTTATGCGACTGTTGTTCCCAGTGATCCTGGTCCGACCCAGTGGGTCGGCGTGCCGCCGCTGAGCTGATCATGGCCTTCCCGAACACGCCGCTTGATCCTGAAATCGCCGTGTGGGGCTGGCCATGGCATGGCCCTCTCACCTGGGGCGGCTCGGGTGGATGGGTAACTCTGCCCAGCGGTCGCACCGTTCAGGTCACGAACGTCACGCATTGGACGTTCCTCTGGGATATGGGAATGCCCGTCTCTCTGGTAGAGACAGACGACCCGGACGAACAATGGTGGAATGCCGCTGTTCTCCGCGCTGCTCGTGGTGGGCGCGCCGTGTATGCCTATGGCGGTCAGGCAATCAACGCAGGCCGTGTTCTGCTGGAAGGTCAGGTAGGCGACTTTGGCCTCACAGTCACCTCGGATAACGGTACTCAGCTGCTACGCATGAGCTTCGGCGTAGGGGTGGCGAACGCTCCAAACTTCTGGACCACCTCTGAGCGCACACTGACGCTGACCTTCGCGGAGTTGGATATTCCTATTCCAGATCAGCCCGTCACCGGGGTGGAGGTCGATGTGCTTGATCGCCGGCCAGACGGCACAGGAGTCATCCTGCGGCTCTATCGCAACTATCAGCCGACTGTATCAGCGCAAGAAACCCTCGCACTTCTGGAGGTGCGCTTTTCGGGAGCGTTCGACAACCTGGGTGTTAGCCATACGATTCTTGCCAGTGGTAAAGACTGTCGCGGCAGGCTCACCGTTGCAGCCGACCCTGGAGATGATCCGGGGACCATTGTCAGGGGCGGAATAAGCCGGGCGCGCGTAGGGGAGTTCCTGTGCGACTACTCCATCGCCTCCGACTACTGGGCTTGGTATGGGGAGTCGGGCGAGGCGGAAGTTCTGCGCTTTACCGCCCGCGCGGTGGGCACCGTTACGCGCACGGCCTCCGTGACAGGGGGCGGCGCTGACATGGTGTTCATATCATCCAAGCAGGAGAGCTACGACTACACCTATGAAATCTCTGGCGGCGGCGTTTCTTTGTCGGTGTCCGCTAGTTCCCAGCTATCCAGCGACGCTACAGCTTATGGCGAGAACGGCGAGCGCACAGTGGACAGCGGCACGATGCGTACGACGTTCGGCCAAACGGAGGTGCAGAGCCAGGCCGGCAGCAGCGATACACCTGGCGGCATTGACGAGATTGGTTATTTCAGAGCGCCAGAAGACGACGCTATCGCCGCCTTGATTCCGGCCATGTATGCCTACCCCTCAGGGGGCTTTCGCAGCGTCCACCCTCTGCTGACCTTCGCGGGGGTTTCCAACCTCGCGGTTGAAGTCCTGCTGCGATACCCGGAGAACGTCACGACCGTCTTTGTCCCGGAGCTACGGTACTACTCCTCGGCACTGACGCCGAGCGGGGTTCACGGCGAGCCATTCAGCTACACAACATCCGAGGGACAGAGCGCAGGGCTTGACCTGGCGAGCTTCAACCCAATAACGCATCAGGTTCTGCGCCATCTCGATCAGCCGACCTTCGGGTGGGTGTGA